TGGGACGAGATCAGCAAGATGAAGAACAGCGCCACGAACCGAGTCAAAGCGTTTCGCAAGATCGCCGACCAGTTCGACTGGACCACGGGCTTGACGGGCACCCCGGCCAGCAACGGTTACAAAGACCTGCATGGTCAGTTCCTCGTGGTGGACAGGGGTGAGCGTCTGGGCACCAGCAAGACGGCGTTCCGCACCCGGTTCTACAAGAAAGTCGGACCGTACAAAGAAGTGCCCTACGAGGACACCGAGGACACCATCAAGAAGCTGATTGGTGACATCACGCTGGAGATGTCAGCCGAGGACTACAACCCGCTGCCTGACCTGATCGTCAACAACATCGAGATCGAGATGCCTGACGAGTTGAGGGCCAAGTACGACCGGCTGGAGAAAGAGTTCTTCATGGTGCTCGACAGTGGCAAGGAGGTCGAGGCATTCAACCAAGCGGCTCTGACCAACAAGTGCCTCCAGTTCTCCAACGGAGCCATGTACCCGATTGCCGGGATGCCACTGTGGGAGCCGGTGCATGACATGAAGCTGGACGCGCTGGAGGACATCATCGACGAGGCCCAAGGCTCACCGATCCTGTGCGCCTATGCGTACCGCAGCGATGCCCAGAGGATCATGGAGAAGTTCAAGGACCTGCGCCCGATCAACCTGACCGAGTGCAAGACCGAGGCCGCACTGACCAACGCCATGCACCGCTGGAAAACTGGCGACTGCCAACTGATGATCGGCCACCCGGCGTCAATGGGCCACGGGATCGACGGCCTTCAGAAGAACGGCCACATCCTCGTGTGGTATGGCCTCAACTGGTCGCTGGACCTGTACGAGCAGTTCAACGCCCGGGTGCGCCGCCAAGGTCAAGGTGCCCCGGTCATGTGCCACCGCATCCTGATGCAGAGCACCCTTGACCAAGCACAAGCACTGGCCCTCGACGAGAAGGCCACAACCCAAGCTGGGCTGCGCAACGCAGTCAAGCAATACCGTCAATCCAAAGGAGTATGAACATGAGTTACAGCGACGTTGAAATCAAAGTTATCCAGTGGGGCGAGGCCCGAGGCATCGTGCAGAACGCCACCGCGATGTCACAGGCTATCAAGACACTTGAAGAAACCACGGAACTACTGGACGCGATCAACAAGAAAAACATCGAGGAGGTCAAAGATGCCATCGGTGACATCGTGGTCACGCTGATCATGGTGTGCGCGGTGCTTGACCTTGATCTGACCCAGTGCCTCAAGGGTGCCTATGAGGAGATCAAGGACCGCAAGGGGCACCTCACAAAAGAAGGTGTGTTCGTCAAAGAAGTGTGATACACTTGTTGCACATTAACAAAGGAGTAACTGTAATGATGCGTGAAACTATCGACTGGCTGAAAAGTGTGTACACAACCCCAAGCGCCGAGCAGATCGCGTTGAGAGAACTTGAAGACTCCAAGCGCAAACTACTCGACGCCCAGTCGGGGCGCGAATACGCTATTTCCATGTGCACTTACTACGAGGCCAAGATCAAGCGTTTGACGGCTTATCTGCACAAGGCTACCGAGGAGCAGTCATGAACGACTTCTGGGAATGGTTGCCCAAGGCGTACCGAGACGGTGACGTTGGCGATGAGCCTAAATTTACAAAGTACAACATGGAGACTGCGTTTCTGGCTGGCGGTTCTGTTCAGCGAGCACCGGTGGGTGTTGAGTGTGACTGCCCGTACCTGAACATCCACGATGCGGTGATAAGAGAAAACGCTCGTTTAACGGAATTGTTGCATCGCGCAGAAACGGAAATGCGATACGCCGGATGGGACAAATATGAGTCCGACAACAGCGCCCGCAACGGCGTGTATGAACAGATCGTGAAATTCCTCAATCCCGTAGTTGAGAAAGAAAACACATGACCCGCGACGACATCATCCGCATGGCGCGTGAGGCGAACTTCTACGAGTCTGAGATTGGCAACGCCGAAGATTCTTTTGTTGACTTCGCCGCCCTTGTCGCCGCAGCAGAGCGTGAGGCGTGTGCAAAGGTGCTGGACGAGATGGCAGATTACATGGAGAGCGAAATGGAACCAAGCGAAACTATTGCTTGGATTCGTAGCAAAGCCGCCATGATCCGCGCAAGGGGAGAAGCATGACAGAAAAAGTATCACTTGAAGTCGCTATCGAGGTGGTGCTGCGCAACAACCCCAACTTTGAAACGATTGCGGGGCTTTGCAAGATGGCTGTGGAGGCCGAACGTGAGGCGTGTGCGAAGCATTTTGATGGCAGCGATTACATGATGTACCGCAGCGAAGTAGCAGCCGCTATTCGAGCAAGGGGGCAAGCATGACCACGTGGCCCTTCCCTCCCCCGGGTGGCCCTGTACCGTGGACCGCACAGCAGGAACGCGAGTACCAGCGCCAGCAGCGTGAGCAGATACCGGAGGCACCATTTTGATCGACCTGAAGACCAAACGAATCACGGTGCCTGTGACCAAGGACATCGACTTGATCAGGGAGCGCATCAAGCGCGACACCGGCATCGAGATGACATACGTGCAGATTTTCAACTTCCTGATCCACTTCTACGTGGAGCGGGCCAACGAACCCAAGAGCAAGTGGAAGTCGCTGTCATGAGAAAACGCAGCAAGTACCGACCCAAGGGAATCCGGGTTGACACCATCGGGTATGTCATGGAGTCGATCAAGCCGGTGACCCATCACGAGAGTTATCTGCTGGACTTGAAGATCAAGAACAGCGAAGCGATGGTGTCGTTGATGCAGGGCAACGCGACCAAGAAAGACATGGACGTGCTGATCGCCATGTCCAACATCGTCGAGTCGCTGTGGCACCTCGGGTTCGGAGCCGAGTACAAAGAGGTGGCGGTTGAAGGGCGAATTGCAATTCTGAACATCGTCAATCGTGCCGTGGTCACTAAGCGGTTCATACCTACGGGCGAACAGATCAAGGCGCTTCAGATGCTCATGGAGTTACATGACGCCCAGATGGACGTGATCACGATCAAAGACATGGAGCGAGCACTGGCGTATGCGAATGAACAGTTTCGCCAGAAACGCGCAACACTGCTGCCAGCCGTACCCGAGGAGACACCTACATGAACTGCTGCGATTACGACTGTAACCAAGGCCCGGACTGCCCAGCAAGAGTCGCCAAGGTGGGTCAGCGTATGAAATCCGCTGATCCGCTACCACCCAGCATCTGGCGCAGACACCTCAGAGCACTGGCAAGGTTTTTCCTGCTGGCGCTGCTGGGGTGGCTGGTCTGGGTACCGCTGATTTATTTGGCTTTGCGGGCGTAGAACAGAGTGCGATCGCCGAACAGATAGAACCCGACAGCAGCGGCGAAGTTGTCCACTGACGCACTGTCCATGTTGTTCAGCTTCAGGGTTGCCCATGTGCCCAGCACGATCACTGCAACAGCAGGGCGCATGAGGCGCACAGCAGCCTCAACCCACGGGTACGAGGGGTTGGTACCCCCGGCATCGTTCATCGCCTTGAACATGTCCAGATCAAGCTGGCGCATCTTGACGTACTCGTCCACGTTCACCGGCTTGTATGTGTCGGTTTGGATGAATCGACCGATCAGGGATTTCCCTAAGTCAACCGCCAGTGGGCCAAGGGCTGCGAGTATGGTCAACGGGTCCATCATGGGTACTCCTTGCGAGGTAGCTCGAAATGTGGGCCATCGGGGAATTTTTTCCAATCAGCGCCGCAAATAATCGGTACACCTACCTGCGTGGCTGCTTCCTTCATCGCTGCTGCAATCTGGCGGTACAGAGGCCACGACCAGTCAACCTGATCATCGACCCAAGCACCCAGATCGACAGCGTGACCGGTGATGTGCCGACTGTTCAAGGTTTGGCTGGCACCCGACTCCACCAGCTTCTTTTGTCGCTGTGGATCACGCAGCCCTTCGAGCACGGTGAAGTCTACCGTGGTGATCTGGATGGCGCGTTCCACCACCTTCACCAGATCAGGATGGACACCCTTGAGTCGTGCTTTGGACCGAGCGCCGAGGGTGTACATGTCAAGCCCTCCAGTGGCTCGTGATCCATCCGATAGCGCCGCCCACACCGGATGCGATGGTCATGCCCATCCAGAACCCGCCTTTGGACTTGTTGGCGAGTTCAAGAAGCTGGTCAATCTGGGTTTCCATCTTGTCCATCTTCTTGTCCATCGCCTGAACACGTTCCCAAAGAACGCCGTACTTTACGGGGTCGATCTCTGGAGTATTCATGTCACACCAACGAGTCAGCGATCAGTTTGAGTTCAGGCACACCGGGAGCAGCGTCGATGTCCGACTGGATTGCGGCGTACTTGTCGCGGATAGCCTGACGCGCAGCTTCAGCGGCAGCGGCTTCCGATGGGATGGTGGCCTTCACATCCAGTGGTGCGAACTCGGCAGCGCGGACAGCGCGGCGCTTGTCATGCACGATGGCTTTGGCTTTGTCGATGTTGATGGTAATCATGCTGCGAACTCCCATGCGGCGCGGAATGTACGATCTTCGGGGATGTCAGACACATCCACGATCTTGAAGGGTTTGCCCTCTGGCACATCTTTGGCAGCAATGGCCTCAATGGTCAGGCCGCACTCGGCGGCTGGCACGATCACGGCCACGCCACCATCGTCAGTAGGGTAAATGATTCGTTGGTTCATTTTGGTTCCTTTGGGTTAGCGGAAGAAATTTGCACTGACCATCGCACAATCGGACGCAGCGCCTGTGTCGTCACACACTCGAATTTGACAATTTCCTACAGCGACACCGTTCGTACCAACTGGGGCAGTTGTTCTAGGGGTTGCCGAGGTTGTAGTTAAAGCAGCAGACCCTGCCATCGAATAATTCGCATCCGGCATCGCAGTCGTAAAGTTGACCGTATAGTCACCAACACCATTATCCGTAATACTCGTCACGTTACCACTGGCCCGAATAGCCACAGTGCCAGTGCCGTTAAAGTTCACCCATGCTCGGCAGGGGTAGATGGGGGCTGTACCCGACACCGTGGCGAACTGCGCCGAGTTGATGTTGGGCGTTGTGAGCGTGGGGCTGGCAACAGTTGTCGCCAGAGTCGATGCACCTGTGATGGTGCCGCTTCCGTCTATGGTAATTGTCATGTTGGTTGCTCCTGATTAACGGAAGATGGCGACGTTGGCTTCACTTGCATCTTCAAGTGCGGCATTTGTCGCGTTTATAAGCCTGCAAGCTGATGCTGTACCGGTACCGTTTGCTTTATACATCCCCCGCAAACCACTACCTGCTGAAGCAGAAGATGTTGCCATTACAGAATAATTCGCATCAGCCATCGCAGTGGTGAAGTTCACCGTGTAATCGCCGGTGCCGTTGTCCGTGATACTCGACACGTTACCACTGGCACGGATTGCCACAGTACCTGTACCGTTGAAGTTGACCCACGCACGAGCAGCGTACACGGGCGCAGTGCCCACGTTACCCAAAGCCGGAGCGCTGTTGCGATACCACGTCAATGTGGACTGACGGTACACGAAACTCATGGAGCTATTAGCCGCCATCAATGACACCTGAGTGCCACCGATGCTCTGACCCGCGCCACCGGCAATCGTGAGCGCCGTGATTTCTTGAGTCGTGGTGATGGTCACCACCATGCCGTCAGCAGGTGACCCCGGCATCGTGATCGTGCCTGTTGCCAGCGTACCAGCGGGAGCGGCAATCAGGGTCGTGATGCCCGATGCGAAGGTGTACGAGAAGCCCGTGGTCAGGACTTGGAAGTCATACGACTGCAAGACACCGTTGTTTCCATCAATTTTTGTTGGCATGGTGTTTACTCGTACAGAATGTTGATGGAGCCAGCGTCGAAGGTGTCAGTGCCGTTGACTGTGGTGATGCGGACTCGGTCAAGCGTACCTGAGAGGGTAACGGAGCCACCGCCAGCAAGAAAAATTGCAGAATCGGAACGGCCGACAGAATGCGACGATGACCAAATATTTGAACCTATTGATGCAATGGTCATGTTTCCATGAAGTATGGACGATGCGGAATTAGCAAAAATAGGAAATCCGGCCGTGGAATTTATTACCGCTGGTGTGCTACTGTTTAAGGCTCCACCAGATGCCGCCAAATAACCGGATGTAGTTACAGACCCTGCGCCCAACTGAACAAGCAACGCAGAGCTCCCACTCGTACTCACACCACTGAACATCACCGTAACCCGACGCACCCACGATGGGATGCCAGTAAAGTCAATCGAGGTGCCGCTGGTCGATGCGACAGCCGTACCCAGCACGATGTTACTGCTGACGCCGTTAACCGCAACAGTACCCGTACCCGCAGGCATGGTCGCCGTGAAGTTGCTGGCGGTGGCTGGCGGATTGATCTCTACCGATCCACCGCTTGCCGAAACTAATTTAACACCCATGACGGCTCCTTAAACGATTGACCAGACGCTGGTGGACGGCACGGTCACAGTGATGCTGTCAGCAACTGAAACAGGACCAAATGTGCCAGCGTTCTTGTCGGCAGGGATAGTGTAGTTCTGCGTCACGATCAGACTGTTCTCAAAGAAGATCGTGTCTGCGCCACCACCCGTCGCACCGCCGCCCAGAGCGCCCCATGCGCCGTTGTAGCCCTCGAACTTGGTCGTGGTGCTATTGTACCGAACCATGCCCGCTTCGGGGCTGACGGGACGCTCACCAGTGGTGCCCACGTTCATGATCGCAGCACCCGTGCCCTCAAGGGTCAACAGGTCCACCACGTTCAAGTTGGTGAACGTGCCCTCATTGGGTACGCTGCTGCCGATGGCTGGTGGGGATGCGAACGAGTTGGTGGTCACCGGCACCGAGACGTAATCGACAGTGAACAACAACACATCGTTGGCGTCCGTGAGCACGTACTTGTACGTGGTCGTGTCGGTCAGCCACACACTGGCTTGACCCGCCGAGTCCAGAATCACCGGGTTGGTGTTCTGGTTGGCTTGGGTGTTGTCAGTGTACGTGGCGATCGGCGTTGTGGTGCCCGCTGCGTAGGTGTACAGTTTTCCACCGACAAGAGGTAACCCATCGGTCCCGAAGAACTGGAGTTTTGGGGGTGGAGATAGTGATGCCATGTCTTGGTCCTTGTGGGATTCTAACTAATTGCGGTCAACGCGCAAAGTCGTTTTCGACGTTGCGTTCAGGGGCCAGCATATTCACACCGGCAGCGGTGGTGCCGGTTACCGTGGCGCGGGCTGGCGCAGTCCACTTCGACGGGTCACCGATCAGTTGCAACACCTTGCTGCGCTCGGCAGCGGGCAGCGACTCCAATAGGTTCGCAGCACCCTCGGGTGTCTTTAGCGCCTCGGTCAGCGTTGCCATTGTCTTTTGACCGATCTTGTTTTCCAAGATGTTCAGCGCCTTGTTGGTCGTCGCAGCAACGGCGCTCAGGTACGACGGCAGACGGAACTTGCTCATGTTCTGGATCAGCAGTTCCTTCAGAGCCGTCTGACCACCCTCGACTTGGGACTTGATGTTGGCGTTGCGCAGTACCTTGGTCGCCTCAGACTGAAGGGTGCCCAGTGTGTCCTCGGCCAACTCGACAGCGATGTTGTATTTGCCCGGGCCGAGAATCTTCTCCACGGCTTCCGGCGACTCGTTCTGCACAAGGCGCACAAAGGCGTTCTTGTCGGTTTTCCACAGCTTCAAGGCTTCGCCGGTCAACTGCTTCTCGGCAATCTGCTGAGACAGCTTGGCATGTTCCTTGAGGTAAGCACGGTAGCCTGAACCACCTGCGGCCTCGATGGCGTCGTCGATCACCGGCTTGACCCGGCTCAGAACCCCGGCTGCGAGGTTGCGCTGGCTGGTGGCGTCCATGCCCGGGCGAAGCTGCTGGATCGCAGCATTGACCGAGTTCTTGCGAATGGCATCAAGGGCGCGGGCGTCGATCACCCCGCCGCTGCTGGTCCACTTGGCGATGTCGTCACTGACGTTACGCAGGGCACCGAGGAGTACGTCGTTACCAGCGAACTCGGGGTTGTTTGCCACAGCCTTAAGGCTGCGCACCAGCGGTTCACCTTCCAGTGGCTTGATGCCTTGCGACCGTAGCGTATTGGCGGCATCCTGTGCGAACCGGGCACCTTCGCCCAGATCGAGGGAGGCGCTGGCGGCTTTGTTAGACCAGTCGTTAAATGCCCGTTCAGCCAGTTCGCCCGAATAGGTGTACTTGGACAAGCCAACCGGTAGACCTTTTTTGATCAGGCTGAGTCGGGCGTTGGCAGCAGCAATGTCGCCCAGTTCCATGAGGCGGCGAACCTCTTGCACCTTGGCAGCAGCCTGCTCACCGAGTTCGGCAGACAGACCTTCCAGACGGGCGACTTCTTTGCCGAGGTTGGCACGGTCAAGCGCAGCCTCGCGCATCGGTGTAGTGACGGTGCGGGCGGCTTCTTTCGCAGTTTCTGTGGTGCCGCGCACCTCTGCTGCCGTGGTGCCGCCTGCCAGCTTCGACAGGGCGTTGAGCGACACTTCACCTTGGGACTTTTCAAGCGCAGCCAAGAAGCGCGGATCGCGCTTGGTGGCACGGTCGATCAGTGCCTGCCATGTCGGACTGTTGAGGTCCGCAGTTGCTTGCGCCGCGCTGACGTTCTTGCCTTGGCTGGCGCGAAGCATGTTCAAGGCTTCCGGCAGATCAGGGCCGAGTGCGTTACGTGCGATGTCTGCGGCCTTGTTCTTGGGCATCTGACGCAAGTCGGCCAGCTTACCCAGACCCTTTTGAATGATCGGACCAGCCACGCGACCCGCTGTTTCAAAGGTTGCACCTTCGACCACGTTGCGCACCGGTTCCACAACCTGCGCAGCGCCTTGGCGCGGAGCCTTGCCGCCGAAGTACACGTCCGCCAGTTCGAGGGCTTCCTTGGCGATACCGTAGCCCAGACCAGCGCCACCGACCATGCCCGCAGGACCCAGTGGAGTGCCGATCAGTGCACCACCGGCAGCACCCAGTGCCTCAACCGTTGGTGCCACGAACTCGCGCACCCGAGGGTACAGACCAGCTTCTTGCCGAACACCGGGAATACCCTCGGGTGCGGCAGTGCGCGGGCGCAGAGACTCTGGCAGTTGGGGTGCTGCGACTGCGGGGACGCCAAACTTCAGACGAATGGCTTCCTGCGTGGCAGGGTTTGCATTTGCGAAGTTGGGGTCTTGTGCTGAGAACTTGTCAAAGATGGCCCGTTTGGTTGCCTCATTGGCATTGACATAGTTCGGGTCGGTAAGGATCGAGGCCAGATTTGCCATGTGTTTTCCTTACTTCAGCAGCGGATTGTTTGTGTCAACGCCACCGGCAGGAGCAGCACCCGGAGCACCACCGGGGCGAGCAGCGCGTCTTTGGGCGTTTTCGACACCTTTGCGGATCACGTCTTGCAGGTCCATTGCGGCGCGGATGAACTCTTTCTCGTCGGTCGAGACAGACATCCGGTTGATGGCGTCGGTACCCTTTTGACCTTCTTTTTCCGTGATGGCACCGCCACCCTTGAGCGACTCGAAGGCTTCGAGGAACGAGGCACCTTTGATCTGGTCGAAGCGAGACATGAAGCCCGCAGCGTCCGTGCCCGGGACGAACCGAGCACCCGGGAGCCAAGTAGCACCCACGGCACCTTGAAAGCCGGGGTGGGGTTTCTCACCCTTGAGCAGTTGGCCGGTTTTGGAGTCACGTTTGCCGATCAACTCGTCGATCAGGCGCACACCCTCCTCAGCGCGGCTGATGACCTTGGGCAGCGCCTGCGTTGCAGCCACATCGCCCTTGGCGATTGCTTCACCGGTAGCCCGGGCTGCACCCATGCGCTGCTGGAACGCAGGATCGGCATCCCGACGTGCGTTTTCTTCCAGCACGGCAACACGGCGACCTTCCAAACCGATGCGCTGACCTTCTTGTTTGATTCGCTTGGCGTCGTTTTCCAGACGCTGCGCCTCGCCCGGAGCCATTGTTTTCTCTTGAGTACCGACAGTCGTGAGTTCGCCAGTCAATGGTGCGAATGTGCGCGACACAACCTGACCACCAATGTCCGTGGTGGACAGTTGCGGTTTGTTCAACTCCATGAACTTCTCGGTGCCCAGCTTCGACTCGTTGATCAGTCGGGCAAGACCACCGGGAGTCTGGATCAGTTGGGCAATACGACCACGGGACTGGTCGGCTGTCACACCACGAGCGGACAGCGCAGGTCCAATGATCGGGTCTTTGTGGTTGGCTTCGTGCCATGCAATATATGCCTCAGCAGCACCCGGGGCGTTGGGGTCCAGTGTTTCAAGGAACCCACGGGAACGCTTGAGTGCGGCGTCCAACACTTCACCCTCTGTCTTGGTCAGAGCGAGGCGCTGAGTTTTGACTTCACCGAGTTTTTTCTCGATGTCGGGCAACTTGGACCCATAGCCACCAGTCGCCAGCGATTGACGCAAGCGATTGATGTCCACGTCTCCGGTCTGCGGGTTGTAGGCTTCGCGGTATGCAGCGTTCAGGGCGTTGGTCGCCTGTTGCTCACGCTCGGCCTGACGCATCTGCAACTGGGCCAGAGCGTTCTGCTGTTGGGCACCTTGAATTGCGGCGACTTTGCCGTACTGAGCCAGTGGGTCTGCAAGTTCGATACCTCGAACACCCATTGCGATTGCGGGATTGACAGCCATGTGTGCTCCTTACCCGATGTTGGCCGTGTACGGCACTTGATACGAGGGGTATGTCGTCGCAGGCACAGCCGCAGGCGAACGAAGCGCGTTCAGCATGTTCTGACCCTGCGAGTAGTTGAGGTAGGTACCCAAGCCTTGGGTCAGTGCGTTGGCACCTCCCACATACCCAGAAGCACGAGCAGCAGCACCGCTGGTAAGGGTTTCCCCTACATTTGCGGCAGTGCGCATACCTGCTTCACCGATTTGTTGAGCAGTCGTTTGACCGACCCCGGCAAGAGACTGCAAAGGCTGCAACCGCGCTGCCCGCTCGGTCTGGTATCGGTTGAACGCATTGGAATACTCTTGGGAGCCAAGGTCTTGACCGAATCGCTGAATGCCTTTGAGCATACCCCCAGACAGTAGACCCCCTCGGGCGGCAGCGGACCGCTCCAGCGCCTTCATGCCTTCAGACATGCGAAAGCCATAACCCGGGTCAGCTTGGAACTGCTGCATCCCGAACGGGGTGTACTCTGTCGCCAGAGGCACCAGTTTATTTAGCGCAGTTTCACCCGCTTGACGCCACGGCTCAGATAGCTGAACTTGACGCTCAAACATGCGCTCTTGCGCTTCGGCAGAGCGATCAGCAGCCGCAGCTTGCGTATTGGCTGCACTTCGGGAAGAACTTGCCCCGATGAGAGAACTGCCGACAACGGCACCAGCAACCCAAAAAGTCATGGCTGCACCTCGATTTCTTTGTGTTTGACCTGATTACCGAGACTGTACATCGAATCGGGTTCTACCTCAACCAGTTCGGCTTCGGCTTCCTCGACAGATTTTGCCTCGATGGCGTGGAATGTCATGCAAAGCGCGTCAGTTACTGCATATACCGCTCGCTTCGTCCCGGGTTTACTTTCAAACAAGTGAGGCCCGGTGACCTCTTGCACATTCCCCTCGCCGTCCGTGATTGCCACGGTTCCAGACACGATGAGATAGAAGTGTTCTTTCTTGTGGACTGCCCCAACTACCAGCACTCCGGCGTGACGAAACACCTCACGACAGTACATCCCGCCGTGAAAATAGTGTTTGGTCTGGGGTTCGTATTGCGGCAGCTTGGACAACTCTTGCTGCAATGTTTCCACCTTTTGCCGCATCATTTGCGGCGGTGCAACCTCAAACCCTTTGCCGTAAGTTATCCGCATCAGGTGATCTCCCGTCCACTGACACGCATGTTGATGGCGTCCGCCGCACTGGCAATGGTTGAAATGAATGAGGCGGTGGGCATGATCTGTCCAACCAACTCGGGGAATGTGTAAACCTCGGAAACCGCCAAACTCTTGGTCTTGGTGATCAAATTGTTGTTGCCCGGTGTGTCCGATCCGGTGACCAAGTTGACGCTGATTGTGGCCGGAGAACCGCTGATATTGGTGGCAGTGAACTTGTCGATGATGGTGGCCGAAGCGTTCGTTGGGACGATGTACTGCGTGGTCTGAGTGTTCTCGACCAGTTTGGCAGGTACCAGATTTCGTGCTGTGACAGTCATGTCATTTCCTTAAACGATGGCCCACGATGAACCGGACGGCACAGTGACCGTGACACCGGACGCCACAGTAATTCGACCCGCAGACATCGCATTGTTGCCCGACGTGATCGAATAGTTGGCCGAGATCGTGGCGCTATTTTCCCACAGTCCTTGCGAGGTGATGTTACTACCACCACCCGCAGCAGCCGCCCACTTGACGCCAGTAGCCGCAGTCGAGTCGGCAGTCAGCACATACGTATCAATCCCCACCGCCAATCGAACATTGTTGGTGCCGTTGTCAACGATCAGGTCGCCTTTGGTGGTCGTTGGAGCCAGTGCATCAAACGCAGCAGTTTGCGTCGTCTGGCCTGTGCCGCCGTTGGCAATCGCCACGACACCCGTCACGTTGGCGGCGGTGCCCGTGGTGTTTTGGTTCAGGGTCGGGATGTCCGCAGCTACGATACCTCGGAAGGTGGGAACGCCAGCCGAGCCGTTGGGCGCGGCCAAAAAGAAGTTGGCTGTCTTGCTGGCATAGGGGTTCTGGGTGTCGCCGTACCCCGAAGCCAGACTGATCGCAGGCGTTGTGCCACCCGAGGAGACGACGGGTGAAGTGCCTGTGACGCTGGTGACAGTGCCGTCACCCGTACCCGCGCCGATGGCCGTGCGGAATGCCGATGCCGTCAGCGCAGAGATGGTGTTGTCAGCATTGAACCGGGGAAATGTGATCGCGCTGGGGTTGGTCAGCGTGAACATGTTTTGACCGACCGTGGTGCCGCCCAGCGAAGTGCGCCCTGTCGATGCCACTAAGTTTGTGGAGCCGCCATCCCACTGCAACCGTTCAGAATAGGCCGTGTTCCAGTTGGACTGACTGGCGTCCGTCGGGATCGAATAGCCCGCAGTGTAGGACAGCGCCAGTGTGCCCGAAGATGTGATCGGCGAGCCGCTGATCGACAGGCCCGTCGGAACGGTCATTGCAACCGAGGTAACCGTGCCGCCCGACGAGGGGCTGGTGTTGGCAATCGTCAGTGTTCCATCAGCAGCCGGTGTCACCGAGATGCCGCTGCCTGCTGTCAGCGCGGTGTTTTTCCAATACGCGTCCGCACCGTCGTAGGTCAGGATTTGACCGTTGCTTGGCGAGGTAATCTGGGCGTTGGAATCGCTGCCGCCAAGCGTTGAGCCTGCGTTGATGCGAATCAGAATCGTACCGCCGCCGCTGGAACCGCCGTTGATCACAGCCGCCATCTGTACTTTGACGTTTGGCGCAGAAGGCTTGACGTTTGTCAGGCCACCCGTGACAGCAGGGTTGTACCAAAGAATGTCGCCGTCAGCGTAACCCGAGGTGTTGACGTTGCGCAACGTACCAAAGGCTTGGACCAGTCCGAACGCATTGTTGGCAATCGCTTCTGCGGCGATGCCCATGATGTAGTTGCCGTCAGTGATGCCCGTTGCCGGTGCGCCTTTAGGCACGCCGCTGGCACCCACTGCACCGGTGAACATGACCACTTGACCTTTGGTGATGGCTGCGTCTGCTTTGCAGTAGAAGAACTGGTCTTCGCCGATGTGCTGGGTGACGTTGCCGCCCGCCATGCCCAACCCGAGTGTGTTGTTGCCGTCCCAACCCAGTTGACCTGCGGTCAAGGGTGTCGCGTATGCGGTGTCGAACTGCACAAAGTCAGGCGAGGAGATGCCACCTGTTATACCAGTCATGCTGGTGATGTCAGAGTTTGCGCCCTTGAGAGCAAACGGAGCGCCTGCCGCCGTGGTCGATCCTGTACCACCGTTGGCGACGTTGAGCGTACCGCCCAAACTGATGGTGCCGCTGGTGGTGATCGGGCCACCAGTGGTCGTGAGGCCGGTCGTACCACCAGACACATCGACAGAGGTGACGGTACCCGACCCACCGCCGCCACCGCCTCCAGCATCGGGCTGGGGAGGAGGGCCAATTTGCAGGTCGTCGAGTGAGGTTTGGTTGCCGCCGTTACCGGCAAGGGTGAACAGGTTCAGAAAAAACCGATACCACTCGCGTGACACCATCCCCGTGCGCGGATCAATGATCTCGACACGATTGGATGGTATGTTTGTGATGTTTGGTTCGTTAGGCATTGGTCGGCGACACGATCAGTTCGGCGTCCATGATAGCGAGTTTGACCGGATCAGTACCCGAAATCTCATACACCCGATCACGCAGTTTGAGCGTCATGCCCAAACGTCTCCAGATCACACGGCGGTAGTATTCGCCAATTTTGCCCACCGATGTCCAGTGTTCATTGGACCAAGTGTGACCACCGTCGTCAGACCAGCGCAGCATCATCTGCGGGTCGCTACCCTGACCCGTGTTGGTGCCCATACCTGCCTCACAGTCGATTTGCAAACTGTGTTGCGCGGTTCGTTTGAGGTTGTTTGTGTTCGGTGGCAACGCTCTCCACGAGCGCAGCCATTTTTGAATCTGACCGTTGTCGGAGTATTCGTTCAGATCGAACGCATAGATGTTGCCGTTTTCAAAGTCGCCAACAAGAATCTGGTCATCGTAGACCGCTTGGCAGTTCGAGCGATGACGCACGAAATCGCCATTGGACCAACCTGCCCGTTCATGCCAAGATTGCGTTGCCACGTCGTAGACCCAAGTGGTCTGCGCACTCGGAAAAATCAGCACGTAGAAGGCGTGACCGTCCTGCTGGTACGTGTATCCAATCGCATCGGACAGGCTGCCGTACTGTTGAATTTGCCACTCGACAGCGTGGGTGGAGATGCGCTGACCGGTGTAACCGTTGGCCCGGTACACAATGCCGCGACCCCGGGCGTCAGACCCCAGCCAGAATATGCCGTTGTCCAACTTGGCAACCGAGTAAGGGGCTGCGCAGCCGATCTCGTTGAACGCGCCTTGAATGCGCTGCAACGGAAAGTCAGGCTGACCAGCGTTGTACCAGACCTCGATGGAGTTGGTACCAAACAGCCACGCCTCGCGGTGGTCCACGATCAACGACACCAACCCATCAGGGTTGCCTTCGGCGGTGGCAAAGTCAAGCGGATCAACCGACAGACCATCGAGTAATGATGTCACCCACACTCGGCCGCTATTTGGCTCGTTGAAGACAAAGTAGCCGTCCAGAAAGCCTACCGTCACAGCGCCGGGAAAGTCCGGGTCAGTGATTTGAGCAAACACTTCTGTGGTGGCGTTGTAGATGAATCCGTCCGGGTTGCAGGCGATGAAGATTTGGGTGCCGTTGTCCGACATGGACACCGGCCCACTGCCAGTCACGGTACCCAACGGCTTGACGCGCCAGCGGGTCGTGTTGCCGATGACGTTCAGCCGATAGAATGTGTCGCCTGAGACGGCGTACAGGTACTCCTTGAGCACCCACAGCCCGCGAATCGGTCCGTTACCAGCCGCAACCAATCGTTTCAACCCGGGGCAGCGCGACAGGAAGGCGGCGGTTTTGCCACCCTCGGGAACAAGTTCCGGGTACATGTTGACCATGCGGTTGTCGGCAGCGTTGACGCTGCGGGCCACATAGCTGCTGCCAAGGATCGGGGTCTTCATCAGAAGTTCCCTGCGTAGATGTTGAACCGCTGCTTGTTCGCCACAACACCGTAGGGCAGGCTCATGATGTCGTTCGGGTTGTTGATCCGCTTCAAGTTGCGCTTGCTGGTCATGGCAATGCGCTGGACTTGCGGTGAGGGTTCAACACCGAACTCGGGCGCGATTTCCATCGCCAAGTTGTACGTGAAAGCCCGCATATAACCCGGTGGGAAGTGCAGTTCTGTTGTCAGCGCAGCAGGTTGCGTCAGTTCTTGAACCGAGATGAAGTGCCACTCCAAGACCTGCGTGGGCTTGGGGTAGATGAACATCTCGACGTCGGGAAACGTCTCGTTGACAAAGATAACCTGCGGGAAGGTGGACGTGGCGGTTTTGACCGCGATACCGTTGTACTGATCTTGGTTGATAAACTTGATGCCATACGACACGCCGCTGGGGGCGCGGTAATAGGTGGCGTCATCAAGCAGCACGGGGCGGTTGCCCACAAAGTCACCGGTGGGACCAAGGGTGCGGCGAATCTCGCCTGCGGGCCAACTGAAAACTTGATCTTGGGTGGCAAAGACCGACAACCGCTCGGTGTTCCACGAGTCGATCATCTGGTTCATTGCCACAAGGGCGTCTTGGCTGGTCGCCGCTGACGGAGTTTCACTCTCAGCCAGTACACCAATTAGGCGCAAAGCCCGGTTGATTTGATCGCCTGCGGTGTACGTAGCCATGTCAGCTTCCTTCGGATTCGTCGCTTGCCGAAGTCAGAAAAGAAGGGACTTCGTTGGGCTGTTCGATGGGTTGTTCGGTCACTTTGCGAGACAACTTGTTGCGCACAGGCTTGTCTGCTTTCGGTGCCACCTCGACGGGCGTGTCAGGATTGTACTCGGTCCAACCGTTTTTGACATCCGCCTCCATCTCAAGTTCATTGATGGCAACTTTGGCACCGTGAATGGGGTGTACGAGGACGACGTTCATAGGAATCTCCATGTGAAAACGGGGCCGAAGCCCCGTTTCGTTTGCCGATCAGTGATTAACCAATGCGGTAGACAACAAACACGTTGTCCGCAGTCTTGCGGAAGCGGAACAGCGCGCTGGAGGTGACAGCGATAGCCACAACAGCGTTGCCGCCATCGGTCACGCCGGTGCTTACAGCCAGCGTCACAGCGCCAGAAGAAGTGCCAGTGTTGATGATGGACAGGTCAAACGTGCTGCCAATGGTGGCATTAGGAACAGCAGCGTCGATGTCAGCGCCCGTGGGCAGCGTGTAGGTAGCGGCAGAAGTGCCGGGGTTTGCAACCAGCCAGCCGTTGATGACTTGAGCGGTGGTCAGGGTTGCGGTAGAGGTTGCGGTTTGAGGGGCAGCGTACGCGCCCATGATGGTTTCTTGGCGGTTGCCAGCACCAACTTGATAACCGCCTGCGCCGTTAGGGAGAGCCATGATGATTTCCTTTGAAAATGATGTTCAGAAAAGAGGGGCCGAAGCCCCTCGGTTCAGATTAGCCCCACACGCGGCAGGCCATCTGCGGACGGATGGTGTTGTAGCCATACAAAACGTCAACACGGCAGGGCATGCGGTCGTTGTTGATGTCGTACTGGCGAACCACACGCAGGCTGATACCGTTGTGAACGGCACGGCTGGCCATGTCCACGCCTTGGGGCAAGAGCAAGTCAGCGGTGGCGAACGCAATGGCGTCGCGATGGTAGGCGATGTTTTGAGCGTAAGTCGTCGAAGCAGCACCCACGAACACCACGGCCTTGCCGCTCTGAGGCAGCACGTCCACGGTAGCCAGAGCGTTGCCAGCCGAGTAGATCGGAGCAACGGTGATGTTGCCAGCGCCGGAACCGTTCAGGGTCGTCTCAGCAGTAGCGACGAACTGGAACAGCGAGCCGGTGGACTCACGGGTCTGCGGGTTGACGGCGAAGCAGTCAGCCACGGTGAACACGTCACCGATGCGGACGATACCGTTGTTGCCAGCGCCGGTCACGGCAATGGTGGTAGCGCCTTCAGCGGTCACAGCAGCCGACAGAGTACCGCCAGTAGCAGCACGCGAACCGGTCGTGAACGACTTGATCGACTGGCTCATGTTGACTTCATCGTAGCCTAGAACCTGCTCGCCCATCATGCCATTCTTGAACTGGCGGGAGATCACGTCTTGGGGGTTGAAGAAGCCAGACAGGCCGTTGACCAGCGCAGC